TGCTACTACAGAAGCGGATAAAGCGGAATCATAGCCTAACTGACCCCAGCTAGCAGACTGAACAAGTTGTTCGCTACCTCCAGAAGATTCGGTTACATTAGTGGAGTAAGTCCACTTACCGGCACCGTATAAACCTCCTTTAGGAGCATCTGCAGTGTCAGAAACACCATACATAGAGCCGTTACCAAATACGGGGCCACCTGGAGTGAATTTACCATTTTGGTTGACTTGGTTAGCATCATTTGTAATTCCACCATATTGGAAATCAAGGAAGAATACAAGGCCAGAAGGTAAGCTCATTGGTTGAACACTAACGAAATCTTTCGCTGCGATTTGACCAAATACCTTTCTTACGAGAGGAAGAGCAATACCAGCCCACTGTTCACCAGTTCCAGCTGTAAAAGTACCACCAGCTGCGCCGGCGCCACCACCTGTTTGGGAAGTTTCAACAACAAGTTGCTTAGCTTGGTTTTCGAGAATGAGAGACATGTTGTTCTTCTCAACTTCGTTACCTAAGCCTTCAAGCAAACCTGTTCTATCCCACTTGTTAGCCAACCTAGAGGCATCAGACTGAACTGACTTCCACTGGTTAGCGCTCTCTAGGAGAGAATTTAAATTTGACATTTTTGTTTAGTTTTAAAATTAATAATTATTTTAGACCTGCTAATTTTTTAAAGCGTGACACCATTGCATCTTCTTCTACAACATTTTCAGTTATAGGACGTTTAGGAGAAACACCCGCAGGTTTTGAAGCAAAGCCCATAGACTCTTTAATATTAGACTTAGTTGATTTATTAACTAAATTTTCATTTAACGATTCAAAGATAACTTTTGCTTCTTTTACTGTTTCGGCTTTATCAAAAGCCTTTAAAACCTTAATTTTTTGATTTTCTGTCAAGTTTTTAGCTTTGAAAATCTTGTTTGTGTAAAGGAGTTTAGAATTAAGGAGATTAACCTCGTTGAGTTCAGTTTTAAGGAACTTAATAGTTGCTTTAGCTTCTTTAAGTTCTTTACCTTCTGCAGCAGCAACTTTCTTGCCCTTAAGGAGGTCTTGAATTTTGGTAGTTGCGGCAGATACCGAAGCCATTGCAGCAACACCCGCTAAAGGTAGTAAAGCTTTTACTACAGGTATTGCTACACCTAATGCTTGAGCAATTTGAGGGATCATTTCAGTACTGAAGTCTTCCTCAAGTTCTTCTTCATTAATTTCATTTTCTTGGAGATCAATGTCATCTACTTCAATGTCTACGTCAGCATCACCCTCCGTACCATCGTCTGTGTCTTCAGCTTCTTCAGCTTCAGATTCATCAGCGTTTGGTCCGGGAACAAGTTCACCATCTTCGATCATGTCCTCAATGACATCTTCAATAAAACCTTGTAACTCATCTTCAGTCATGTTTTCAAGATCGAGTTCAGCATCATCATCGCCTTCGGCTTCTTTCATGCTATCATCCATCCCTTCTTCCATTTCTGTTTCAGCCTCTTCCATTGGATCTTTTTCTTCTTCCATGGTTTCAGCTTCACCTTCTTCTAATTCTAACTCAGCTAAAATTTCTTCAAGGTCAAGATCCTCTTCGAGTTCCTCTTCTTGGATTCCTTCTTTAGCTAATTCTTCTTTACCTTCTGCTTCCATTTCTTTTGCCTCATTCTGCTTTTCCTTATCGATTTCAGCAAGATCATCTTCAGTGATCTCCTCTTCATCAAGTTGGGAAATTTTTTCAGAAAGCATAGATTGGAGTTGTGGGGTAAAGGCCTCTTCTAAAGCAGCTTTCGCATTAGCGATAGCAACTTCTTTGACAGCTTTTGCATCAGCAATAGCTTCTCTTAACAAATCTCTATTTGCCATTATTCCTAAATTATTTTGGTTGGGAAAATACGCCTATTCTGTGAAAGCGTAATAAAAATTAATAAAAATTGGGTATCGTATAAAAAGACGACACATTCGATCGTAAATATATGAAAAAAAAGAAAGGCGCGATTTCTCGCACCTTTTCCTTTTTAAACCTTTTTAATTTATATAATCGGACATTGTCCGTTGTTGCATAAAATTTCAGTTATGATTTTATTAACATTAACATAATTTTTAGAATTAGGAGAGAATTTTAATCCCTCATTTACAGGTGCTACATATGCTCCTGGGGTAGAGGGTGTTGAAACAAAATCCCAGCATAAAAGTTCAAAGTCATCTTGAACCTCTTGTGTTTCTCCTAATTGTTTTAAGCTACCCATACCACGAGAAGATACTCCTACTGTAATGCCATTTTTAAATAGCTGGGTTAGAATATTGCCTGAAGGGGTGGGCAATATTTCAATTTTACCAACAACATCGTCCCCATCCCACCAAACTTCTTTAATGTTATGTGAAACGTTTTTTAAATTTATAACTTGAGAGTCAGGATGGTCGAGTTCACCTAGTGCTCTATTTTCTTTGATGGGGCCCTCTATGTAGTTTTTAACTTCTCTTTCTAACACTTCTCTAGGGTAATACCTACCATTACCATTTTTAGTTTCAGCAGATTGGAGTCTCCCTTCCACAAGCAAATTACCTTCATCGGTTTGAACCGCTTCAGTAATTGCTTGAGGAGAAAGCGTAAAAAGTTGAGTATCTATGAGGGTTTGTCTCATTTGTTGTTCTTGCTATATTCAAGTTCTTGCATTGCTTTACTACAATACTTTTCGTACAAATCAATTTCTGCTTGAACAGCTTTTGTTTTGTTTTCATCTATAAACTCAGCTAAATTTTCATCTTCATTTATAGTACTAAGAGTTTCTTTTAAAGAATTCATTTTACCTTCATAAGCTTTTACAGCAACTTCATTAGCTGCTCTCTTAGAAAGTTTTTCAACTTCTTTAATAAAATTTTCAGGGAGCATTTTGCCTTCTTTTTTAGGCTCCTTTTCTTCGGGAGTTTCCTCTTCTAGTTGTTTATGATCTGCCTTTTTCTTTAGCATACCCTTAGGTTCAGTGCCTGGGTCGATATTGGCAGCTTCTTCAGCTTTTTCTTTTTCTTCAGCTAAAAATGTAGCAAATTTTTCTTCATATGAAGGGATTTTACGTTCAGCAAATGGGTTACCAATAGAGGGCATACCTGCTACAGCCTCTTCTAGCAATTCTTTAAGTTGTTCTGATTTTTTCATGGTGTTTTCTTTTATATCTCCGTAGCCGGATGATTTATGTTTTCCAGTTGGTTCTTGGGGTTCGGTTGAGGTTTCGTATCCTAACCCTTTAATACCAAAAGCGGCATTTTTAGTATAAAAAATAGGATCCTTTTTTAAATTTGTAAGTACTATTTCTTTAGCCTTTAATAAAGCTTCAGAAGGGTTATCTGCTAACAACTCGGGGTTTTGTTCCATTTCAATTCTTAAACCATTTATGTATTGGTCAAATATTTGATTGTTTAAATTGTTATCATCTTTGTAATCATAACCCGCCACTTCTTTTTCATTTACTTCTTTAGTAGTTTTTGATTCTGTGGCTTTTGCTTCGAGTACTGTAAAGGGATTATCGTGTTTAATCCCCAAATACCCTTTAAATTCATTTATCATATTGTTTGCCATGGTAATACGTATTTATTTTTTATGTAAATCCACATAATCTATTCCCTTAGATTTTTTTCTAAGGGATTTTTGGTTAACTGGTTTATAACCCAATTTAGTATAATAAGAAATTGGGTTTTTCCCAAAAGCATACTTAGTTAAATACCCCCCAGCATTACCTGAAGTGCTCATTTCTTGGACTGCTTGTTTAACCATAGCGTACTGGTCAGGGTAACTATTTCTAAAAAATGTTCTAAAAGAATTAAAAGTATTGATTATTTGTTTTGCTTGGATCTTATAATCATCATCCCCCTTTAAATCATTATTACGTGCTAAATCTTTTGCAGTTTCTTTAGCATCTTCTAAATCATTAAATAATTCTACAAAACTAGGAAGTTTAATGATATTATGAGTTATACCCCCGCCTTCCCCTCTTTCGGAAGGATCATCTGCTTTATAATAAGTGTCTAAATTGCCTGAAAAAAAGTCGTCTTTGCTTATAGCACCGTATTTAGCCTCAATTTTTTTAAGAAAATTGGGGTTTAAATCTTTAGGTTTAACAGTCTCAGCCATTATTCTACTTTAGAAAGTTCTTCAGTTAATTCATAGTACTGAAGGAGGTTGATTAAATCATCGTTGTTGATTCTAGAACTTTTATCTATTTCCTTCAATAATTTAATTACTTCTGTTAATTTTATTTGAGTAACTCCATCTTTTATTTTTGTGACATAGGATTTTAAAGAGGATTTTAACTCATAAATTTTGGTATTATATATTTCCTTTAAACGAGGAGTATTATCAATAGAATTAATAAATTCTTTAAGTATTTCTTTTTGACCACTATTTAAATTAGAATATTTACCATTAAATCTTTCAAGCATTACTTTATAAGTAAGTACTCTTAAATCCTTATCATATTTAGAAAATTCTTCTATTAAATCTTGTTTAACTTTTTTCTCACTAATAGGAGATTGAGTTAAATATTCTAAAATGGTAACTTTATTATTAATAATTTGATCTGTCTCAGATAATTTATCTGAGTTGTATATCTCTATTAGCTTATATAGAGAAGCATATGCCTTATATCCTGTTACTTGATGGCTAAAAAATTCCTCTAGATTATAATGAGTTTTTATTTCATTAATAAGATTATATTTTTCTCTTTTTAAAGTACTTCTACTTAATTTACGGGTAGCTTCTAATATAGTGTTTAGGGTAACTTCCGCTCTCTGTTCAGTTAAATTTTTATTTTTAAATAAAGATTCATATAATTTATATTCTTTACCTAATTCAGTTTTAGTAAAAGCTTTTTTTAAAATATTTAATGAAGGAGACTCTTTGTCTGAGAGGGTATCAGCAGTTATTTGTCTCACTAGAAGTTCAAATAAAAGGCCCGTATTTTTATACTTAGAATGTTTAATGTTCATCGATAGGCTTTTTTATAAATATATAAAGATTTTAGTTCCTTAATTGGTTTTCATCTAATAGTGACTCATCCTGTTCAAAGACTAGCTGTTTGCTATTAAGGGGAATCTTTTTAAGCATATCTTGATTTTGAAGATAAACGGTTTTAGTTTCTAATGCTAATGGAGAACCTCCTTTATTTGAGGATTTTATAGAATTAGATTCATTTTCTTTACCTTTCATTCTATCAACTCCCAATCTATCTTTACCAAAGGCATTATCTTGGGTATTAATGTTTGAAACTTTTTCTTCGGGTCTGCCTAATTTAGGATCGTTTTCATCATACCCTTCAGGAACCTCTCCATCTCCATAATATCTACCCTTACCATATAATGAAGCTAAATCATGGGGGGTACCATAAGATTGACCGGTTTCTACGGGATCATTTCCTTCTGCTTCTATTTGGGTATTGCGGAAAGCACGTTTAGCATCTTCTCTAGATAAATCTCTAAATTCATTATATTGATCCTCACTCATGTGGAATAGATGATCGTAGATAAAATCTGTAGGAAATAATCTAGTCTCTATCATTTGGGCCGCTAGGTCCATTTTTTCTTTCATAAGTGCTACTCTTTCCTGGTCATATATAATTGATGGAGTGGTTAAATTAAGTTCAAAATTTGTTAAATCATCTCCATCATAACCCTGAGTATATAAATGAACTATTGCTATTTTAGTTAGTTCTGAGAGGATTATTCTTTGGATACGCTCAACTGTACGGGCGAATCTAATATCTTCAGCAGCTAATGTAGCTTTACCATCTGTATCAGCATCATATCCTAAAAAGGCTTTAGGTATTTTGAGAGCGGCAAACAATTTATCCCTTAAGTATTCTACATCTGTGATTCCGTCGTATTGTAAACCTGGTGTGGTTTCAATTTTAGTGGAAGCGTCATTACCCCTAACCGGGATATAAAAATCTTCAAGCATATTTTGCATATTATACTTAAGATTATAATCTCCCGTATCCTGGTCTATGTAAGGAGTACGCTTCATTTTAGAAATGGTTTTCTGCATGAAATTTTCTATCTCTGCAGGTGGGATTGCTCCTACATTTATATAAAAAATACGTTTTTCAGGAGCACGTGCAATTCTATGTACTAACATAGCATCCTCCATTAAGGTATATTGTTTAAATAGTTTACGGGCGGGTTCTATATAACTCCTACCATAAGGTAGATAATTTACGTCTGAAAGGAGCCTAAAGTGGGCAATTTCATAATTATCAAAGTATATAGATCTACTTGACTTTGAGTTTTTAGAGGTAGCTTGTAAACCTCCAAAATATCCCCCATACTCTCCTCCACCACTTAACCCATCAGGATCAAATTTAAATTTGACTTCCATTTGGGATGAATTAGTATCTTGTATTTTTTCTTCCCTAATGATATTGTATGCTGTGTAAGGGATAACATTGTACACCCCAAATTTTTCAGCTATTTCTAATTTTAAGAAAAAATCTCCATACTTACACATTTGACGTATCCACATCCATAAATTAAATTCTATGTTTAGAACATCATAAAATAAGTTATATAAAATCTTTTGAAGATTCTCATCGGAGGATTTAATTTGGAGAACTTCACCCATAGCATTTTTAAGAGTAGACTCATCTGCTAATATATCCAAAGCTGATGCTATAATAGCATCAGTATCCATAGCTTCATAATCTGAGTATAATTGGGGTCGAAGGGTTTGGTAGTTTAAAGCGGGATTATATATAGAGGTTTGGTTTGAAGTATACAATCTATTGTACCTATCAACCATAGAATTAGTTTCTACTTCTCCCCTTTGTTGCATTTGGTTGAAATCCAGAACTTTTAAGTTGTTTCCACCTGTATTGCGAATTATTACGTCCGTAGAGAATAATCTTTTTAATCTTGTAAATACTGTTGTATCAGCCATAGTGTGTTAATATACAAATAAATATTATAGAATCCAACTAAAATCTTCTGTTCCCCCCTTCCCATTATCCATATGATATGGGTTATCTTTCCCTGCTGAGAAGTAAGCTCCTTGATATCCTACTGTTGTTTTATGAAATGAGCCTAGGGCTGCTTTAGTTACATCTACTCCGTGTTGCCTAAACTTTAAGGCTGTGTCTCTTACATATAATCCTGTCCCAAAACTCATTACTAAATCATCATTATACCCTTGTTGTGCTTCTGCTCTACCATATTTCCATATAAACGTTTTCATTTCTTCTAGTAAACGTTTTGATTGGATAGTAACACCTTTATCAGCTACATATTCTTGAAATTTACCTATAACCATAGGGCGAGTTCTAGATGACATAGTAAATCCCGCAGTCATATTAGAACTATTTTCATAGTTTTGTAAATACGAATCTACACTTACATTATCGGATTTAGGAGAATAATATAAATTAGGATAATTTTTTTCTATAATAGTTTGAATAGTGCTCCATCCAATATTAGCATTTTCTACTATTAATAAGGCATTATTATATTCAGTAGCAATAGCAGTTAGTATGTTCCCAAAATCTTTAGTACCTACTTGCCCCTTATATTCCCCTACTTGTGTTGCAGATTCTATATCAAAAATGTGGAATGCTGAATAATCTTTACCATCCCCTCTAGCTACGTCTGCGGATATCATGTATGAACGACTATAATCTGCGGGTTGCCAAATCCATAAATTTTGATCAACTCCACGTCTTTCAAGTGGTTCTTTAATAGTAGTTTTTTCTATAAATTCTAAATATTCAGGAAAAAATACTATGTCACCTGAAGTACTAAAGTCGCAATCACACTCTTGGGCAGCCATTCTGGGGTCCCCCAGTAGTTCATCCTGTCTATCTCTCCATTCTTGATTTCTTTCAGGATGAACATCCCAAGGAAGTTTTATAGGCAAAAATTCATTTTCTCTAGCTTCAGCTCGGGCCCATGTTTGGTGAAACCAATTACCAGTACCATAAGGGGTGGATAGTGCTATGCATCCTCCACCTGTGGCTAATGTTTGTTGAGCCGAAGCCCATATTTCTCCTATATTTTCAATAAATGCCGCCTCGTCAATCAATAGAAGAGAAACAGCTTCTGATCTACCAGCATCACTTGATGCGGAAGTAGCTTTAATTTGGGATCCATTAGCTAATCGAAGGGTTAATTTATTATTTTCTTCAAAATCTATCTTAAGCCACGAAGGTAAATTTTCATACATAAATTTAACCTTAGTAACCATATTTTTAGCAGTTTCCTGTTTTGTAGCAATACATAAAACATTCTTATCTTTATGAAAAGTCATTAACCATAAAGAATATCCTGCAGATAGGGTAGATATGCCTAACTGACGGGATTTAAGTACTACTGAATATGGGTTTTCCCTCCATAGTTTTAATACCTTTTCTTGAAAAGGGTATAAATGGAAGTTAATCCTACCCCTTTGGGGGTGTTGGATCATGCAGTATTTTTTCATAAAGTGTATAGGATCTTGAGCACACTTTACGTATTCTTGCCTTATTATTTGTTTTAAATCGCTCAATTTTTATTTAATAATATAGGAGTTAAAGTACCTATTAAAGTAGTTAAAATAGTTAAATTTCTAGTGCCTTTAAGGGATTTAATTTTACTATTTTTATCTTCCAATTCTAGATTTAAATTAATACTCTGCCAATAACATTCTTCAGATAATAGTACTAGAGAATCAGTTGTTGTTTCATAAGTACCTAATAAAAGGGAATCTTGTTTTATAATAGAATTTAAATCTGTGACCTCTGCTTTTAAAGAATCCCTTTCTTGCTGGCAGTAATCATAAGAAGCTAAGTCTATTGCTATTGCTCTAACTTGCTCTGTGGGGAGGCAAATTAAATCAGTTCCCGTATCTTTCTGTGAAAAAGTTGGTAAGCTCATTATGAGACATACCATCAATATTAGATAATTGTTGCGCATATTTTCTTTTAATTCGGTTTAATTCTTTACTTCTATTATCGATAGTAGTATTAAGGCTATCTATAACTACTTCAGTAGAAGTTAAAGCATGTTCTAAGTTATCTTTAACAAAAGTTATTCTGTCTAATTTACCTTGGTATTTTGACTTTTCTGTTTTTAATAATTCGTTAAATCTAACTTCAGCATCAATTACCGCCTGTGTGGTTAAATCTTTTGTCATATACCAAGTTAGCCCTATTCCAGCAACTAATCCTATGACTATCCCTAGTCCAATGGATATTACATTATTCTTCATGGTAATACATATTAAGATTCAATAACTTTCATCATTTGCTCCATACGTTCTTCAGTAGAACCTTTAAGCTCATAATAAATGGGACCATATTTTACTAAAAGTTGTTGTATGGTTTCATCTATTTGTGTTCTAAATTCACTATTAGTTTCACGTATCCCATTATCTTCTATACCCACCCCCTTAGGTGAAATATAAAAAATATAATCATACTGGTATATAAAACGCTTAGCATATTTTACAAAAGCATCTTTATCAATTACATTAATTTTTTGAGCACACTCAGTAAATGCTATCACATCGAGAATAGTTCTATCAGTAATAATATTTTCCTGCATTAACTCCGCTACTCGTTCTGCTAAAAATACAGTTTGACCTTCGATTGTAGTTTCATAGTTCAAAGGTATACCTAAAGAATTTAAATAAGCACTACGTTCTGTAGCAAATTTATAATTTTTGAATTCAGGTAATTCTTTAAGTGCATTTACCAGTGTAGTTTTTCCTACACTCATTGTTCCTGTAAATCCTATTCTCATTATCCCCCTTGTCTTGCTGATTCGCGCATTGCAGGATTTTTGTACCAAGGTAACCCAGTAGTGTTACGTTTTGCTTCTTTCCATCCCTCCTCACTATATTGTAAACCATAAAGATAATATTCTCTTTTACGATTCTCACCCTCAGGTATGAGGGCGGGGCCATCCCAGTTATGAAGCTTACCATCCCAATAATGGGCTATAGTCCCCTCAGGAGTTACTAATTTTTGAGGTTTAGGCCATTTTTCTTTTTTTGCCATATCAATTTATTTTTAAAATATTTTCTGCTACATAAGTACCTTGTGCTCCTGAAACTGTAATTCCTCGAGCACTTAAAGCATCACCTACAAAGTGTACATTGTTAAAATCAGCAAGTGCTAATGTATCATAATCTACAAGTGGTTCAGGTGAAAGATATTTTACTTCAGGAATATACATACCCCAATCATCTCCTAGTGTTGGGAATACTTTTTTCATATCTTCAATAAAATCCTCAATATACTTAAAGTATCCTTGGAAATGATCACGTACCTCTTGTAAACCTTTTTCAGTAATATAATGGGCTTTTACCCAATCTCCTTCTGATGTTTTACTTTTTTTACGATTTACTATACCTTCTTTTTCATTTTCCCAAGGTGAATAATATAAACCTGCTTTATATTTTGATTGACGTCTACCAATAGCATGTGTACCTGCAGCACCTTCACCAGGTACAATATCTACTTTTTGTACTTTAGAAACTAATTCACGGGACCACTCAAAAGGTTTATCAATCCCTTTAACTTCCATCAAAATGCCAAAATTAGTCATATCATTACGATATGTTTCGTCTTTTTTGGCATGACCATTGTAACTATAATCACCATATGTTTCTTCAAGTGCTACATATGCTGCATTGTTATTAGTACAAAATGAACGAAGTGATACACCCTCATCTTCAAACTTACGGTACAGTTTAAAATCGTAACTTACATCAATGAGTTTTTGGAAATGTTTTTGTGGTGCTTCAAAACGTACACCAATTTGTACTGGTTTGGGTTCTGTTGGGAAGTTGTATTCTTCTGCTAATCGTTTACCAAAATCAATTCCAGATTTACCTACACCAAAAATTAAACGGTCATATCTTTCTTCTAACTCATGATTTTCTTTAGTAAGGTATTTTGCTAATACTCTTTGATTTACAAAATCAATTGCATGTACTTTAGTCTCCCAAATAAATTCTACACCACCATCAACTAAATATTGATACCAGTTTTTACCTATTTCATGTAGATAATCTGTACCAACGTGCCAAACTGGGAATAAACGCAAACCAAAATATGGTTTGATAAAATCTGGTTCTGCTTCTGGGTTTGAGCATTGTACCTCTTCTGGTTTAGGGTGGAAACGCTTGAAGTTGGTTATTACTTCATCAAATAATTCCATAGCTTTATCTTCACCACAATACTTAGACATATGTCCACCAATTGAAGTATGATAGGTAAGTTTACCATCACTCCAACCTCCAGCACCCATAAAACCTGTCATTACTTC